ACCTGACTAACTGATCATGTATAAACTTGGCAAAAAAATAGCCCCCCTGCCAAACTAACCAAAGATACAGAGGGGCCTGGTCTCTAATACGAAACCTGATGCAAACTTACAAATTAAATTTGTGACTATCAATATATTTTGTCACTAATCTTTCACCTGTAGTACCCCTAACTAATTTTATGGTAAGAATCCTGCCACCTAATGGCTTAATGGGAGCTCCTCTCTCTACATGCCACCCTTGGGAGCCATCTCCATACTCTTCTTTGTAGGTACCTGTTAGCATTAGGTGTAGATGCTTTTGCTTTAAGTAGTATCCTGTCTTAGGAGATTGCTCTACTGTATCCCTTACATCATTTCTACTGCTGTTCTCATGTATGTGGCCCATAGAAAAAACTTCAAAGCCTTCATAAAGCTCTAAAGCCCTGGTTAAATTGATAGCACCCTTAGTAACTATACCACCACCACCTGATCCATGGAAGTATTTTATCTTAGTAGTGTAGGATGTACCCCATCCTGATGCCTGCCTAATAATAAACCATCCACCATAGCCACCTGTCTGTACATTAGATCCTGCTTTATAGTTTAGAAGGTCCACAAATCTTTGAAGTATATCAGTTTCTTGAAATTTAATTATAGCAGTTTCATGGTTACCGTATCCTACCAATTTAATGATGTGAGCATAGGGCAGGAACCAATCTACAGCAGTTTCAACTATAGAATCTAAGTACTTTGCGTTGTTATGCTCAGGTCTTATATCAGATTTATTTCTCCTGTTATCTCCTCTACCCTGCATTAAGCAAAACATATCACCATTTATCATAACCGGTATATCTTCCTCTAAGCAATAGTCTAGATGCCTCTTTATCATCTCTCTATCACAGTGAGGGTTATCCCAGTGCAAATCTGAGAGCATAGCAATTTGAACACAGGGCTTATCAAGGGTAAGCTCGTGCACATTCTTAGAATGTTTGATCATAAATAAAGTTTTATTAATAGTCTAGTAACGAAAGACAGGAGTACTCCTGCTAGGAACCCCCATAGTAACAGCATCCAATTAGTTTTGGACTTAGTTATCTGCACAGCTTTACGCTGCTCTTTAGCTTCTCTATATATGTACTTGTATTTCAGTACATCCTGCTTGAGTAGTTTAGTTTTATACCTATATTCGATTCTTGTCTGATACCTAGTCTTAGGCATTTCTAGGATTTGTATAATAGTGTCCTTAGTCGTTATGAATTTTTCGTATATAAGCGTATCATTGCGTATCACTGCAAAGCTATCTATAGTATTAATCTTAATTGTATCATTTGCTATGCTTAACCCAAACTTAACCGCCTTCTTATAGTGGTATTGTGCTTTCTTAGCGTCTGAACAGCCATATAGTAGGGTTAGTACTATAAGGGGTAGTAAGAGCCTCATAGCTCAATTAAAGTATATGTAAACTTATTGCCAAAAGCAGCCTTTGATTTGTTAATGATCTTCATAAACTCTACAAAATTTGCATTATATCTAAACACCTGGCACCCCTCAGAAAAATAATCCACATAGCTAGGGTCTTTGTAGATGGATGATCTGTGAATGTTGATACCAAAGTACCCCGTTTCAGTTACCTTCTCATCATAGGTAGTATCTTTATTGTTATCCCTGTATACAGTAACATTGCCTAACCTTTGGCATAGAGCTTCATACTTACCATTGTGCAAAGATACACTATACACCCCTATATACTGTCCTGGCTTTAATCTTGCTACTCCTTTTGAGCTTCTTAATATTTCAGTAGGTTTTTTCCCTGGATCAGTGGTAATTTTCCACTCATGATACTGCCATACTCCCATTAATTTATAGGATACAGTTATCACATCATCAAATTCATTAGTTACCTTCTTACCTAGCTTTAAGTTTCTTACTCCTACGATGTTTACATCATAATCATTAGCACTGTCAAACCATACGTAACCTTTACTCTTGACCGCTGTCTCTATTATCTCTCTTGTGTAGCTCATCTCTTAAAAGTTTATTTTCTTTTTTCAATAAATAGTGCTCAAATATCATTAAGATACTGAACACTGCTAATATGTAAGCTGCATATTTCATGATCTGTAAATCATGGCTTTAATCTTCTCCTGCTGTAGGAAGTTCAAATACTTAAATAGTTTTCTTATCATCTTATTGTATCTATATCCTGCTTAATATCCCTAGCCCTTGCAAATAATAGCTTCATAGCCTGCCATAAATCAATACCTTTTACTGCCTTGTAATTTTCTGATATGCTTATCACCTCAATACTTACTAATACTAGAGATAGTATTTTTGTTAGCATCAAAGGTACACTAAAAAATGTTAGTATAATATCATTGAGAATAAACCTGTCTATCAGATAGAATAAAATAACAGCTATTTCATATAGCATTAATTTAGATATGATAGCTGAGAGCTTCCTAGATGTAATAGGTATGCCTAATTTCTTAGCCTTCCATATTCCTGTAATAGTATCTATTACTATAGCAAACCCAATCAAAAATAAAATCCCTGTAATAGGTAAAAAAAAAGTAGATACCACTGCTAATAATTGAAGGGATGATTTTTGAATAGAGGATAGTAAGATAGATAATTGTACTTTCATTAGAGTATTAAGATAGAGTTATTATATCCATTTTCTCTGAACGTACCACAGGTGCCTAGGCAAGTGGTTTGATATTGGTTAATGCAGCTGCAGTTATTAAACATAGGCCGTAGATCTGTATCCTGGTTAGTGGTAGATATGAACTGAGGGAATAGATTTCTGTTCACTAGGAGCCATCTGATTAGTCTCTGCTCAAAGAAGGATGCTTTCTGTGCATAATGCTCCATACCAAAGGCTACCTCATTACGTGATACACTAGCAGAATAATCTCCTGACTGAGTTTGTAATCCTTTATTTTTAAGTTGGTAGGTTAATCCAAAGACAGCATCTTCTGCAGATCTCCAAGCTATCACTGGCTGTATAAACTCAACTAAGTCTACCTCATCAGGTGTAAGTGTCTGAGTATTATATGCATTGAGCATATAGTTATAGAAAGTAGTGCCTAAAATAGGCTGTACTCTTAGTGCTGCCTGAGTAGCTATGTATGGTGTTACATCTGTTACGTCTACATTAGCTGTAATAGGTGTATTAACTTTTAGATAAGTTTCAGTTATGAAATATAGCATTATACAATGGGTGTTATAGGGGTTGCTACTATAGCAGCAGCTGCTGCACTTTGTGTTACATCACCACCATCAATAGGAGGAAGGGATGCTAAGGCTCTCACCTCATTAATTGTCATTGTCTCAAGTACTTTAGTAGCTACCAATGGGCTAAGGCTGTTAAGTGCATCATTAGTCTTAGATGTATCACCTTCTAGCTCTACGATATTCTCATTAATTACTTGGAAATTATTGATAGTAAACTCCGCAGGTATTTTTGCAATGGTTAGTAGCTCATTGAAGATATGCTGAACACAGCTTCTAAGCTCCATTACTACATTTTTCTCAAAGATCACGTATGCCTGCTTAATATCTGCACCACCTCCAAGGCTTCCTGTAGTACGTACACCCATTAAGATAGGATCTATTGTGTGAGCAAAGCAAATCTGTTCTGTATTAAGCTGTGATGCCTCTTGGAATAGTTTATCATTGCCATTAGTAGGCATAGCTTCTATCTTAGGTAACTGATCCTGGCTATTAGCAAAGAATGCCACAGCTTTACCTGCATTAGCAGCCCCTTTCATACGATCTATAGTTTCTTTAATCATATGCTTCTCCTCCTCAGACTGTGGTCTCTTGGGAAACATCATAGCAAAAGATGGAAAAATAGAGTTTTGGATATTAGACTTAGCAAAGTACGAAAGCTCGCCACTCAAAAATGCAAAATTTAGACAGGAGCTGTACTGGGGTAGAGAATAGTGGTCCTGGCCTATAGACTTAATCTCATAGCAGTATAACTGCTCATAATCTGTATTTGCTATATGGTATGGCTTAATCTCTTGGATGCCTATCCTCCTGGACCAGTCATCACAAATAAAATACATTCTCTTATCAGCACTTACTCGCACCTTCTCAGGTGATACATTCTCTATCCTAGTTATCTTTTTACCTTGGCCATAGCATATCTTAAAATACACCCTATTGTGGATGATGAGCTGCTTAGTGACAGCCTTTACTATATGCTTAAGATTAATTTTCCTTTCAAAAGTATAAAGCTCTAATTTTTCTACAGTAGTAAGCAAATCAGTCTTAAGGGCAAAGCCACCACCTATCACTGCATTAGTTTTGAAGTCCACAATGGCACCATGTAAGGGGCTAGCGTAGTACATTTGATTAAGTAGACTAGGGTAGAGATTATCAGCCCCAAAATTAATCCACATGTTAGCAGAATATCTGCTATCTACATAAGGTAGTGTAAGATTGCCAGGGCCCACAGGCATAAATGGGGTGCTAAAGGATTGATATCCCTCTACTACCTCAGGTGCAGTGTTTGCTGTCTTAAAAAAGTTGTTATACCATGCCATAATTAATCGTATATTGAAGTTCCTACAGGCCCACTTACCACCATTCTACCTTCCTCTATCACTACACCTGTTGATTGTGCAATGGTTAAAGGTAAAACGTATGGTACTGAACTCTGATAAACTTGGTAAATAAACTGCCCTTGTAATAATGTGATATCTACAGGCTCATTAAGTACAAAAAGATTGTACCGTTCAGGCCATAAGCTAGTATCTGCAGTAGTAAATAGCTGAGTGCTAGAAGTAGTATTCATTTCATTAGTGAAAGCGAATAGATAGTGAGGGGTGGGTACAGTTGTTACCTCTGTTAAGGTTAGCACTATTTGATTAATCACTCCCTGCTCAATGTATATCATAACTATATTATATGATGTTAGGCAAATGTTTAGAAATAAAAAAAGCCCCACAATATGCAGGGCTAATTTTAGAGAGGCAATAGATTATACTAAACCTAAAGCAGCGTAAGCAGCAGGATTAGCTAAATTAACTTCTAGTGCTAAGAACTCATTTTCAGCTACCATAGTAACAGAATATTTAGAACCATCAGCTCTAGCTGTACCTGATCCTTCACCTGTAGCAGTAAGTTGCATGTATGGGAAGTACCAATATTTGCCATTAGCATCTAATACTACAGCTGCAAGGTATTGCTGCCCTGAAGCAAGTATTTTAAGAGCATTGGACTTAGCAGCTTCACGACGGTGAAACATTAGGTTGATAGTTTGTGTTACAAAAGTAGAGCCATTGATTAGATCAGCAGCCTGCTCTTCTGTATAGTTTGATGTATTTCTGCGAATGAAATAACTTTCAAAAGTTGTTAGTAGTGGTGTAACTGTAATAGCTGTTACCTCATAGTCAGGGAAAACTGTGTTTGTTGTTACTACATCAATGTTATCCTGAGGGATAAACCATACTTGATAGATACCACCACTATTATTATCGCAACTTTTTTGAATGCCCTCGAGGGCCGTACATACTGGCATGTGTTTAAGTTTTATATAAAGGGGGTTGCCCCCCTCTATGAATTAATATTAAGAATAGAAAACGATATCTTTACCATTCACATAGTTAAAGCCAATTTTCATATTAGCACGTGTACGGATGTAAGGCTCAGCTACTGTATCAGCTAAGTTCACTGCACGTAGATCAGATGGATCACCTTCACCATCAAAAAGATAACAAAGATTGTCTTTTAACGTCATTACAAAAGTGTTGTTTGACATACCTGGGCAAAGAACTATTTTGATACCTAAGTAAGTAAGAGACAAATCTTGAGTGATATATGCATTAGTGTTACCTTGTGCTACACCTAAACGATAGATGTTTACCAATTGTGTTGGTAAATAGAAACGTAAATCAGCTGTACGAGATGCAATAGAAGCAGGTACTAAAGCGTAAGCAGCATTTAATTTAGTTATCAAAGTAGCAAAGGTAGCGATTGCACCTGTACCACCATTGATTACTGTATCAGCTGGATCAGTTAAACCTGCTGTTAAAGCTACTTCATAACCATCACATAAAGTAAGTGAAGGAGTTAATGAATTAGTATCACCTTGCCATCTCAATGACTCAATAGATCCATTGATAGAGTTAGCCATCTCAGACCAGTAGAAGTTCATAAAGTTAGCTACAGAGAAATCTCCGTTTGAACCTTGAGCCATTTGTAAAGATACAAAAGATTGCTCTAAGTCAAACTGACAAATTTGAGCCATGCTAGATAAAGCACAAACACTCATTAATTTAGCTGAAAGCTCATCAGTTGGTGCAGTGAAAGCACAGGCAGATGGTTGTAAAATATCACCAAAAGTTACAGTACCGATTTTAACATCAAACTTTACACCTGGTAAAGTACGAAAGTTGTCTACGATATCTGATGATCCTAGGTAAGCTTGAGCATAGAAGCTCTCTGCGTTGGGTGTAAGTGTAGCACCTGCACCATTGTTTAAGTCGAATCTTAATTTTCTCATTGTTTTGTTTTTTATTTGTTATTATTAAATTGATTGAATTTACTTAGTCTTTGTTGTACGCTTAAAGCTACAACCTCTTCTACCACATCCTCTTCACTATCAACAGCCATAGCATCTTCTAATTGTGCTTTAAGGTCTGCTATCATAGCTACTAAATTATTAACTTCTGCATCTAATGCAGGCTTAACTATTGCTAGTATTGCCTCAGCATCTAATACAGGATCTACAGCCATAGTCTCTTCTACTACTTCCTCCTCTTCTACTACTGTATCTTCTAGGGCTACCTCTTCTGAGGCCTCCACTACTTCAGCATCTCTTATCTCAGTAATCTCACCGTCTACTACGACATAGATTTTACCCTCGATAGTGTGCTCTCCATCAGGTAATTTGTTCATATTTATATCTGTTTTTAATTGTGTTACCTCTTTTAATTTCATACCTAAGTATCCCTCTATTGAGAAACCCACCTGATCATTATCTACCAAATGGTTATAGTACTCAACATCAGTTACCTGTGCTGTTACCATTAGTGTACCGGTAGGTACCTCAATACCGAATGATGAGTATGCTTTATCCTTTCTAGGGTTGTCTACTATCCAAGCTTCCAAAATATATGCTGGCACTTTCTCAGTGGTATCATGCTCTAAATTAAACAGGTCCTTATTAGACATGTCTTTCATAAACTTAGAATGAATCTTCTCTATCTCTTCTTTAGTAAACTTAACATAGTACTCTTTGCCATCCTCATCATCTTTACGATAAATCTCCATAGGTATAAGAGCAGGTGCTACTATTCTATACTTAACATTATCCTTAAAAATCATAGGCTTAACCTGAGAATTGAAAGCATGGCCCATGACCTTAATGGCAGGCGTGCTTGTGAAGGCTATTTGCTCAATCCCTAAATCCTCCCCATTTTCAGAGTATTCAGGATCAATAGTAATTTTGTAAATAGGTAAATTATCTTTTGCCATACCTATATTAAATAAATTGTATATTTGTAAAAAAATTAACTATGATAACTATTTTAGGTAGGGAGATCCCTAACAGATTAGATGAGCTAACCATCGAGCAGTTTGAAAACATAACTGAGCTTAGCAATAACAAAGAGATAGATCCTATTGACAGGCATCTGCAGATATTCGCTAGCTTAGGCATCCCTGAGAAGGAGTTTTTTGACTATGATGTGGCTGATTTTATTGATCTTGTCAAAGAATTCAACTCATCACCTAAGATAGAGTATCCTACCATTGAAACCTTAGAGGTGGAAGGGTATAACTATACAGCTAAAATGAAGCTAACAGTGCGAGATACTAAACTCATTGAGAAGATAGCCATTAATAAACCTAAGGGATACGTATCTGAGATAGCAGCTATTATGTTTAAGCGTGATAATCTTACACCTGCTGAACACTATGCAGATGCACACATCAAGCATAAGGCTAATCTGTTTAAAAAACTTAAAGCTAATATAGCCATTCCTTATCTTATGTTTATTGCAACCAAAATTAATCATCAAGTAGATGCTGGATCAGACACCCCTACAGATAGCCCTGCCGAAGCAGTGGAGTGATGTAACTGTAGAGCAGTTTATAGAGATAGCTAAAATAGATAAGAGCTTAGGGGCCTGGTATTATAATAGTGAGGTGCTGTATATTCTTACAGGTGAGGATATAGATGATATGGATATAGATGAGTGCACTAAGATTGTCTCTAAGTTTAAGTGGGCCCTATCACAACCATCTACTAAATATAAGCATGAGCTCTTAGGGATGCAAATCAAACCATTAGCGAAGCTGTGCCTATTTGAGTATATAGATCTAGACTATTACTTTACTGAGAATTATGTTTTTAATATAGATAAGATATGTGCTATCCTGTTTAGGAAGTCTAAGCTCAATGAATGGGATGAGGTAATCTTAGAGCCTTATGAGTATGATATCAATACTAGAGCTGAACTGTTCTTAGATCTGCCTATCACTGATGTCTATGGTCTTATTAATGAGTTTCTAAAGTTTAGGGATAATTTTCTAAAGGTATATGCTAATCTATTTGGTGAGCAGGATGAGGAGCTAAGTGATGAGGAGAAAGCAAAGCTAACACCTGAAGAGAAAGCAGAGGAGGAGGATGAGAAAAAAAATAGTAAGTGGAGCTGGGAGAGGATGATATACGGGCTCACAAATAACGACATCACAAAGAGTGAAGCTGTAGGAGCTCTACCCCTTACCTATGTATTCAATATGTTAGGCATGAAAAAAGAGCTAGACATTTAAAGGGTAACCTGATACAAAATCAGCAGGAGGATCTAATGCATAGAAAGTGTATACTAACTTTTGATTCTCTTTCATTACAGGCTCCCATTGATTCATAGGGTAGTTCTTAGTAAGCCACTCAAAGTATTGGTTATAGATTTCTCCTGTTATACCTGAAATTTGCATCTCCATAGTAAACCTATCTACAAATTCTCTAGGAGCTATTTGACCATCATTAGGACCATAAGCATTAGCAGTTTGAGGCACCCCATTATTTAAAAAGATAAAGTAATACATTGCTATTATCTCTATCTCTAATCTCTCCATGTTTACTATCTGAGCATTAATCCTTATTGAATCTACTAGTGTACTACCTGTAGGATTAGAAATATCATCTCTTACTATTCTCTTAAGTATGTTAGCCATCTTCCTACGAGTAGGATAGAGCACATTGAATATACCATTTTTAGCGTATGCCATCTCTTAAATCTTTATAAATGTCTAATGTATTATCTATTAGAATGATGCCTTTGTCAGTTTCTATGTGAATCTGAGTATCACTAATAATCTCAACAGGCCCTGTGATTGTGTACTCTATTCCGTTAATTTCAAACATAAGCAAAAACTTTAAATAAATCTACATTTGCTACATCAGCTATATTCTGACATTGCATAGTAAATAGAATATATTGGTTGCTTGTTCTATTGAATGTGGTAGTTTGTATAGCTCCTACAGTATACTCCGATTGTGTAGTACCTACCATTGTTCTAAGACTAGTTCCATCATAGCTATAGTTACGTTCACAATATCCTAAGTAAGCAGTGCCTCCACCATTCATAGTAAATATACTGCTAATCAAAGTGGCACCTGTTAAACTATTAGTAGTGTTAGAGTATATTCTACCATACATTTGCCCTAAGTTACCTGACTGTCTATGCATCCTAAACACTAACTGCAGAATGTTATTGCTGTTAAAAGTATTAGCAGATATTAATAGTGAGTGACAAATAGTGACAGCTCCACCTGTGGTAGGAGTTCCTAGTATGCCACTATACCCTAATAACTTAGGCCCGATGGTCACGTTACCACTACCTAGCAATGAGGTAGAATTAATTGTCTTTATGTTAGTGCCTGATACTAGAGTATCCTGCTTAGCATTTAATGCAGTTTGTAAATCAGTCTGAGTAGCTAACACACCTGTGATACCTCCCCATACAGCACCACCACCACTAGCTCCTGCGATTATCTGAGCACCTGTGATAGTGTTATTAACTTCCACCCCACCTATGATAGAGGTGCAGTCTAGTAAATCAGTTGGCTGTAAATCGCCTATATGTGCTGGAGCTGTTGCCCTCCAATTACCCCACCATCCCATAACTATATTATATTATCAAAGTGATTTGTTTAAATCGGCACTGCACAATCAGTCCAGTCATTAACTGTTAGTGTGATACTCATCTGATACCCTGCAGCATAATCTAATAGATCATTGTTAAGGGGTGAGAAGGTAGGCACTCCTACCACATCAAAGCTGTAGTCAGTGCTATCCATATAGTAGATGTACAAATCATTAAGTATCTGCTGAGTGTCACTAAGAATAGTTATGATATTAGCCCTATCTTTTTGAATTATATCATAGCAGTAAATATCAAAGGTAAACTCAGTAGTATTTTCTGTAGGGATAACACCACTAGGTACGATATACACTAGGGGATACTTCTCATTTTGAGTAGCAAAGTTATATAACTGTTCTTTGAAATCACTACCCACTTTAAATACTTGCTTATGTGCTGTATAGAATGCTGTGATGTGGTTAATTATTGCTTGTAGACTGTTCATAATTCTGCATTTTTATTGATCATGTTTATTTTTTTCTGTACATTGGTTATCTGAGTTTCACTAACCACAGCTGTTACCATCATATTACCACCACCACTAGAACTGCTCACACCTCCTGCACTTACTGTATTAGAATTGTTACCCTGCCCAAATAATGAAGCAGATTGAGGTAACATACTAGCAGTATTACC